ATAATAGTTCGACCAATAGAATCAAGGAATACAACAAGTGGGTTTTTTGGTTCTTCGTTACTCATAGTTGTATTGCAATTTACAGTATTTGGAAGGTAAATCAACACAATCAAACTCCAAATCTTGAAGAAATATTTCCCCTTCAGGAGAAAGTTTAATTCTGCTGTCGGAAGCAGTCCAAGCCAATTTAGCAGCAATCAAAATTATTATTGTATCCTGAAGATACCCACTATCATAAAAATCGAGAGCGGTACAGTCATCATCAGCCAACCGTTTAAAAACTTTCAACAATTTTTTCTTTTCGGATTTTTTTAAGGCTTTAAACAAAGTTGTAGTCTTAGTACTCATTATATGCCAAACATTTCAAACAAGTCGGTTTGAGTCTCTTTGCCTAGAATGGGCAAGCGCCAGCCGATTGCTTCGTATAGTCGCTCTATAGGTTGAGTCACAAGCTTGGAAAACATTTTGTCCCAATCTACTGTTAGATTAAATTCAGGAGGTAAAGAAGAGACATAACAAATGGCATCCAAACCATAACGGTTTTTAGAACAATATAATTTTTTTACCTTTTGTCCAGATTGAATTGACTCAAGTTTATCTGACAAGCCAAGTTGTTTAATCAAGATATTATAAGCGATTGACCCTTTAACATGAGATGGAGTAGCAGATTTAAATTTATATAATGATGCTCCCTCTGTGTAATTGTCTAAATTGTTGATTGACGAACGAAGAGCCACCTCGTCTGGAGCTAAATTGCAAAAATCGTCGTAAGCCTTGCGATAACATTCGTTTGCGGATTTGACGCTCTGAGTAAGCAAAGCTGTCTTGGTAACAGTCTCGATAAAAGACTTTACCCTCTTCGGTGTGGTTGAGCGAACAAGCTCGACCCCAACAAACTTGAACTTATCTACAGGGACTCCTTCCTCATCCAACACTCGGAGAATATATCTTTTCTTTTGCAAGAAAACTCCAACGTCGGCAATTACTTCTCTCTTAAAAACATAACGAGGATCAATAGAAAATAACTCTCGGCGCGCCCAATTTAAAATCTCGACGTTAACAAATTTATCCAAAGCGTTAACAATTTCGTGAACTTTATCAGCGACTTTGCCTTCCTGGACGAGAGCCAGACCGAGCTTATCTAATATAGGCTGAATGGAAACATATACTGAATCTGTGTCAGAATACTTTGCAATCGGCTCTTCGACGCCGTATTGCTTTGAAGAAAACTGTCTGAGAATTTCAGCACCAGCCTTTGCTACATTTTGACCGGTCATTGTAATGGACATCGCGTTGTCTATATCCATTAAAGATGAGTGTTTATTGGCAAAGGTGCCGTAGATGGAATTCAAATAGATCTTTAGGGTATACTGAAGAGTATTCAAGTACTCTATTTGAGCTTTAGTGTGTTTGTCGCTCTTTTTACTTTTTTTGAGAGTTTGTAGCTCAGTCTTGGCTTGAACGCGTTCCCGATAGATCTCATCAATCAAATTAGGAATAACACCTTTGGATTTCTGGGAATATAGAATACCAGCTTTTGACAAAGCGATGTTTTCTTCTACTAAAAACTTTTTCAATTTGTCTACGGGCAAGGTATGAGATTTGCCGTTTATTAGTCTAATGGTGACTTCACCCCCATTATCCAAATCTCCATCTACAATTTTTCCCAATTTGGTCTCGGGAGAAATATTAAGAGTAATAATAGTATTAGGATACAAAGAGTTGACGTCGAAACTTACAATGGCTGTCTGCAAACCTTTTGTAGGTTCCATAACATAGCCCCCTTCATAAGATTCTCTTTCTTCCATGGAATTGCCAAAGGTGGGAATAATAAACCCTTGTTTATGAGCTTGAATAGCAACTGCTCCAGTCACAATGGAGACTTTACCCAAAGCTGCCTCGAAATTTGTGCATCCCTTGTATGCCAATAGGCGAACAATTTGCAAATATTTCAGTTTCTCTTCTAGTTTTACCAACAAATGAACGTCTTGGATATTATAGTCTACGAAGGTTTTCCAATCCTCGAGAGCCAACGAAGCAAGACTAGTAGCGTTATGAGAGATCTTTCCTTCTCCCAGCTCGAACTCAGAAATATAATTTAACGAATAAGACTCTCGTTCGCCAACAGAAAAAGTCTTGTAGATTTCCATGTAGTCGACGCAAGCTACACCCCCAATGGACCACAGCACAACTTCTTTACCGAAAGACCCATCAGTGAAAACTTTGCGATTGGTTACCCTCCCAACCGGAGATAGCTGGTTAATAAAATCCGGACCAAAAATATTAAGACATCTATTCAGAATATAAGGAAGGTCGAATCTAGCGGTATTCCAACCGCTCATCAAATCCGGGAAATCTGATTTCCAGAACTCTACAAATCTGAGTATTAGATCCTGTTCATCTTTGCAGCGATAATATACAACGTTTGAGCTTTGAGGCTTATAATCCTCCTTTAAGCCCCAAGTATGAGTAACCTGGCTAAGCGAATCGAAAATAGTTATAAGATTGATAGGAGCCTTCGCTTTTTCGGGAACTGGAAACTCATTCGGAGCAAATACCTCAATATCAAGAAAAAAGATCTTCAGCGGAAACTGGGAGAATTTTGAGTCCCCGTTAGCATCCTTATACATTTCGATCAAGAATTGCTGTTCTGGGGATAAATTATGAAATATCCTTTTGTTTGAGGAGCCATCCACAAAACGGCGACGCTCTATACTGTTTTTAAACGACTTTTTAAGTAAAGAAGTTTTGAAAATAGAAGTAGCATCCTGGGAGCCTTCTCGCTCCAAATACAAATACGGCCGAAACGGAATTTCGGTGTCTATTCTATCCCCAGATTCTGTCCAAGTACGGAGAAATACGGATTCATTAAACGGATTGTAACTTACGCAGCGATACATTTAATTCATTATCTCACAAAAGAAATAGGACATCAAATTAAAAATTTTCTATGAGGAGACCCGAACGGAGTAAAATATGCATCATGGTGCTTCATTAAGTTCGGATGATCGTCGAGCCAGAATTTTTCTGCATGTGCTCTAGAGCGTTTACAAAAATCCGCATATACGGTTTGGTTTTTCGTAGCTGTTTTGATGCAATCGATGAACTCTTCCCCTGTTTTGTACTTTAAAAAAGCATCCTTGTACGTAACCATGTCAGGGCAAACGCACGGAATGCCTAATGCCCCAGACTCGATGAGTTTGATGTTTGATTTGCTGCGGTTGAAATTATTGTCCTGAAGAGCAGCAAACGTCAGCTGAGCTCCCGAATTAGCCATCGCTTGAGGGAATTCAGCTAAAGGAGTCCACGGGAAAAACTTGATTTGCTTATTATCGATATAAGTTTTCAACGGAAGAGGAAAGGAGCCATAAAAATGCCACTCAAAATCTTTGATTGTTCTAATAATATACGGAACCACGGTAGCAAAATCATCTTGCTGATTGACACGGTTCAGTACGTCCACATGAGTTCCTGAGGCGAATATAGCTATAATTGGCTTTTTTTTGTTTTTATCGAACCCCTTAACGAGATTGCCTAGATTGTAATATCGATCAAACCACCACTTCATCAAGTAATTTGGAATTACGCTTACGTTCTTGTTTCCGGTTTTGTTGATTACCAATTCTTTGAAGTACTCACATGTAACTGTAACTTCGTCCATCATGCCGATAATATCAACGATCGACTGCCGAACCTCGTCGGGGACAAACGCATCTCTGTTTCTGTTATACAATGGGATTTCCTCGTGAAAGACAACATCGTCTATTTCATACAATAGTTTGCCCTTTTTTTGATCCATTACCTGGCGCAAAAATTCCACAAACGTTCTTTGCTGAGGAGTAGCTTGCCGCTGAAGCTTTACGCACTCAACGGTATTGTAATATCTCGGATCGAGAATCATAGTAGTTGATTCAAGAATCACAGCCTTTTCATAGATATTGAGAAGCAAGTTAGGTCCAAGACATCTATAAAACCCACAACCCCCATAGTCTGCCAAATAATTTACAGCTCGCTTCAAACCTTCACTAGGAGTCGAGAGAGGAGGGGCGGCCGGGGAGAGTGGAAGAGCTGGGGCTGACACTCGAGGAATACCCAAAGGAAGTCCATGTGGGGCTCCGACTACTCCAGCAAGACCTATGTTAAAATTTTGCATATGTATTTATATAGTTATAAAATTTTTGTTATTTATTCTACTCGGAAATTGAACTTATACCGTTTCTTTTGATTACATGAATTGTGTGTTCTGCTTTGGTGAGAACGTGGTTTCCCCTATGAGTAATAATATAACAGGATTCGTTATTTTCTTGAAATCTTTCTCTTAGAACGTTGAGAGTCAACAGCACACCTTTATCATCTAAAGATGAGTCTAGGAGCTCGTCATAAAACACGGTACTAAAATTCACGTCTCCCTGCAGTCTACGGATGTCAGCAAATGCAAACAAACAAGCTAAATCTATACGCTTCCTCTCCCCTCCTGAGAAATTAAAGTAAGACTTTTGCTGAGAAAATTCGTCAATAATCTCTTCTTCAAAAAATTCATTAAATTTGCACAAACAGTTTGCTTCCAATTTTTTGAGATAATATGCAAAACGGGAATTTAAAATTTTTAATATTTTTTTAACCAAAAATGATTTAATTCCTTCTTCGGAAATTACGAATTTTACACTCTCTAATACATTTAATTCGTTGTTTAATTTAGCAACAGTGTGTTCTCCGGTCTCTATAGAAGCTTGAATGGTAGAAACTCTTCCTTTCAGGTCATTGTTATGTTCTTGAGAAACCAAAGCAATTTCTTCTGTATTTTCTTTTAAGCTGGTTTCGAG